CAAAAAAACATTCTTTTATCAAAAGAATTATCAAAAATTAAAAAAAATACAAAATTAGATGATTTGATGAAAATATCCACTAAATTATATGAAAAAGGATATAGCGCATTAGATGTATTGAATTTATTAGAAAATCCTTGCATGTTTACAGACATTATGGATGACAAAAAACGGTATGAATTGATTATATGTTTTAATAATGTTAGAAGGGAGTTTAGAAATGAAAAACTATTATTTCTATTTATTTTGAATTTTATATTTTTAAGTTCAGAATTGTCTTTAGAAAATATAAGTTTTATGTAAATGGATGACTTTAATGTTAGTTCACTTCACGAATCTAAAAACGAATGGGGATCAAGACTTGTTACATTATTAACACCCTTAATAATTGATGGCTACAAGTCCATTTTAGAAGAGTCGCTTAAATTATGTAAAGATAATAATGAGATGGACAAATATCTTATGACATTTCAAAATTTAATTTCTCGAATTCCAAAATGGAATCAACAAATTGTTGAAAACGAGAGAAAACGTATATGTGAAAAATCTGGCTGTAATTATTTAGAAGATTTAGTTACATGTGTTCATATTATTCAACTTAAAATTTTGACCGCTATGCGTGTTGGACAAAAACAGAAAAAAATTGATATTAACATTCCAAAGTTAGATGATTTTGTTCATAAAGTCTACATTAATGTAGCAAGAAAAATCTATAAGAATGTATACTTGTTTGAAATTAATATCCAACCTTTACAGGTTCAAAAAAATTACAGAGAATTAGAAATAATTGTTCAAGAATGTATATTAAACACATTGAGAGAAAGCATACCAGTTGAAGCTATTTTAAAGGCTTATATGGATGAGTCGGTTGAAGAAGATGTTATTGAAGAGGTAAAAGAAGAAGTTACTCATGAACCTATTAAAGCACCTGTTAATAGTGACATTACTTCACACCAAGCTCCTATTCCTATTCAGCAAGCTGGACAGAAAGGAATTAGTTTTAATGATATTGACTATATTAAAACCGATAACGGCATTTCTCAAATAACTGCTCCCAAGAGCATAGATAGATTGGAAGAAATAAGTGCAATGAGAAATGAACAGAGAAAAAGAGAGGCAGAAGATGACGACGATAATGTTAAGCTTACTATTTCGGATCAATCATTTAATTTAGATAATGTAGATAGTTTTGAAGAACCCAAGTTGGACTTATTGCCAGATTTATTAATTGATGAAATCGAGATTTTAGAATAAAATAATTTGCGTAAAATAAATAATAACATTGTTCTTAATTATTGTAATAAATGATAAACATATTTGTAATAGCAGGCATTATATCATTCGTCTTTTTATTGGCCAAATTTTTAGAAATGAGATATATTGAAAAAGAGAGCAAACCATTAAAATTTCTTATAAGAGATGCTCTTATAGTATATTTTAGTGTAATTGTAGCAAATTTTGTAATAGATCAATTAAGTACAGCTATTGAAAGCAGTGGTGGCGGTAAAAAAGTAACACAGGTGTTTACTGATAATCCTGCTTTTTAATTTAATATGACTACAAAGATATTCATATTAAGTGGAATCCACTTTTTAAAAACATAAATTTGAAAGACAAATTTTAAGTATGCTTTCTATAATTGGTTTTAAATTTATACAATTAATTGTTTCCATTTTAGATATAAAATGGATAAAACTGATAAAATATATCGTTATTCTCTCTACAACAATATATATATAATACATAGCATAATTATATAATGACCAATTATCAACATAGCTACACATAATTGTATTGGTTTGTTTGATAAAAAATTTATGAATGTCCAATAACCCTTCAAATAGTCTATGATAATTATTTTGTTCGTTTTTTATATTTATCAAATATTCTAACTTGTCTAATGTATAAACATCTAAATAAAGTCTTTTATTATTGGATTTATTGGATTTAAAAAAATAAGGCATAATACCATCTATATATTTATCTTTATAACATGGTTTAAAATCAATTATATATGGCACAAAACACGACCGTGTTATTACAGTAAATAATTCATCAATATCATTATATTTGTTAACAACGCATTTTTTATATGTATTGATATTGTTATAACATATATACAATTTCTTATTTAAATTATGACATGATTCATTTGTTATGTATTTTTTAAACAAATCTTTAAGTTCGAATAATTTTGACAAATTACATTTATTTTTAAAATCTTTAATTATATCAAAATACAGTTCGTTTGCTTTGTCGAGATTATCTGTTAAATAAAGCAATGCTAATAGCGAGCTAACGCTACATGTTGAGATTCTTCTAATTTTTATGTATTTTTTTCTCTCTAATTCTTTTAAAAAATATAGTGCTCCTAAAATATAGCTGCCATTAAATGCACCACCACCTAATATTAAATCTATTTTAATAGGTTTTTCACATTTGGTTATGTTGTCAGGTAAGTTTTCCATTAGTTTTGAAATATACTCATTTATCATATAAATAACATTTAAAATTCTAATGTTATTTAACTGTAATTTAACTTGTAATTTAAGTTTGAAGTTCTTGTTTAATTGCTTCAAACCCTTCCTTAATAAATGTATCCATACCTTCAAGTTTGACTACACTGGATAAAGTATGAAGAGTCATAATCAAATAAATTATTCCAATTAAGATTAATATTTCTAAATCTATTTTATAGCCAAATATATCAACAGTCATTTATATATATAAAAAATATTAAATTTTTATGTCTAAATATGGTTCTTATATTATTGTTTTAAATTAACGACCAGTCCAAACCTTTACAACAGCCTTTGGTATGATTCCCTTTTTTAAGTTGGTTATATACTCATTATAAGAATATCCCCATGTTTGATATTTCATTATATTACCCAGCAAAGATTTTTGTTTTAAAATATTTGGACATTCTGTAAAAAATATACATCCAAATATTCTCTCTAAGCAACATCTATCTCTTCTACAATGAACTGCTGATATCAATGATGTTATTCCATATTTTTGTTCAATTCTTTCTAAAAAATGTATATTTATATATGATTGTACACCAAAACAACCAAACCATTTATCAGTAGGCAAACCTAACGTCACCATATCATTTGAAAATTTATTATTAATAATTTGATAGTTTTTTAAGTGTCTTGTTATTCTTTTTCTATTTTCAATATCTTCTTTGTCCGGATGAAAATACCATAATGGTATAACATTAATTCCATTTAATTTTTCAAATGGTATTCGTTTATGAAAAAATACACTATCATGTATAATAATAGCATTTTTAAAAAACTTATATTTTAAAAAATAATAGTATGGTAATAATTCACCTCTTTTCGGAAATTCGGATTGTATAGTTTGAACATTTTTATAGTCAAACTCAGCCTTCACGAAATTATAGTCACTATTATCATCTATAATAACAATTTTTCTCAAAGGATACAGTTTTCTTAATAGTTTAACAGCATTATTCCAATAACAATTTGTTGTTTCTGAGTTTACATGTCTTGTTATAATAAATCCATATAAATCATCCATAATATATATAAATATTATCTATTATGAATTAATTGCAGAAAAAATAATCAATAAATACCTAAATATACGAGGGAATATTGTCAATATTAATCACTTCATTCATATTTTTAATTTCTCCATTATTAAATTTTGAGAATGAATCGAACTCTGGACGTTCTAACTGTGCTTGAGGTATATGATTATGAACACATCTGGCTATCATTTTATAAAGTTTAAATTCTGGATATCTCTCTACGCCATTATTTTTATATAACATATTGATTCCTTTATCATCTAAACACCATTCAAATATTAAACGTTTAATAGGATCTGATATTTTACTCAAATCTTTCATTTCTTCGAAATCATCTATAATATAATCAAAAATAGAACATGCCAACCGACATAAATCAAAACTTGGGTTTGGTTCGAGTCTTGGTTTCTTTTCATTAAAATATGGTTCTGTATTATATTGTGTAGCAGCGTCATTGCCTATTTGAAAACTATCACTACAAAACAATTTGCCATCAAACTTAAATATACTTCTGCCAAAATCTATTATTTTAAATATACGACCAAAAGTAGGTACTTTATAGAGTTTCTTCTTATAGCAATAATACACATATTTTTTATCAGTGTGATTGTACATAACATTATTCGTATGTAAATCATTATGGGTAAAATTAAATGCTTTTTGATAGGTAATTAAAATCATAATTATCTGCATAAATGCTGATAACCATTCATCTGTGGTAAGATCCTTGGTTAATATCAAATCATCAAATGTATTTTCACAATATTCCATAGAAATAACTTGTATTGGAAATTTTGGAATGGTAACTTCTATTCTCTCTTCTTCTAAATCATCGTCATCTGATCCATCTGTCCATTCTTCACTATTATCGTCATTTTCTTCATTTGCATTTTCTTCATTTGCATTTTCTTCATGTTCATCTTCTTCATCTGAACTCAAATCATTTGTTTCACAATCTTCACAATCTTCATGTGAATATTCATCATTTGTATGTGAAGAACGAGATGAGCATGTTGAGTTTGATTTAAGTGTAACATTTTGTTCAGTTATAATGTTATTATTTGTTAAATCAATCAAATCTATTGACATATCTTTTAAATCATTTAAATCTACTGTATTTGAATTCGAATTATCATTGTCATTAAATATATCTTCAAACATTTCATCATTTACTGAATTTACAGATTTTAAACTTACATTTTTGCCAATAGTGATCGGTTTTAATTTGGAGGTTTCTTCTTGAAATAAATGGTCATAATTGTCAACAGTAAATAATACATTTTTATTTTTATTGAAGAAATCAGAATTATTTAAATAATCTATATCATCAAACACATTTATTTTAAAATCATTTTTAATTGCCAAAAAGGATCCATAATATTCAACTCCATTTATAAATTTATGATTTGTTGTTAGTTGACTTGATAAGTATAAAAACAACCCATCAACATAAGCATTATTATTTTGGTCAAGTATTTTACTATTACAGTCATTTGATGTTGAATTTAATTTTGGTAAATTGAAAATATTCGAATCTGATATGCTGTATTTACCAATCATATACTTATATGGATCAAGTAATGGAGCTAATTTAAAAAAGACTTCTCTGTCTTTTACTTTATTTGTTTCAATGTTCTTAATTCTACAGTTAAATAGATTATTATTATGATTATCTTCGACAGTATCTTTGAGAGAACCAGACTTTGGTTTAATGTCTGACAAAAACCATTTATTATTAAGAGTGATTGAATTGTAATTAGTATCATTTAAATTAAAAAATCTATTATAAATTGGTATATAATTCTGGGTATTTGATAGATAAAGGGAACTTGGTTCCTCGAAACTTTTGAACAATTCAATATTCTTCCTTTTTTGATAATTGATATTTATCATCTTTAGCTAATTAAAATATAAATTTAATATGTTTTTAACTTATTATTGATGAATAATCTTAATCTCTCTAAAACATAGTTAAACATTTGGATAATTCGTTTAATTAAGAGTATTTTTACAGTTATATGATTTATAATGCAAAACAAACTATATTATACTTTTTTGGCAGGATGGTGTGCTGATGCTGCTGGTGCGAGATTAGAATTTAGAAAAAGACGATTTACAGAAAAGGAAGCTATTGATGCTATGCATTTTGTTGGAGAGAAAAGCAACGGAATACCAGACGGACAATTTACGGATGATACTGAAATGGAAATTTGTTTATTGCAAGGATTGATAAATGGCAAGAATGAAGATGCATTTCCAGTTGAAAAAATTGCACAAGAATATATCAATTGGTATAAATCAAGTCCATTTGACATAGGAAATACAACTAGTATGGCTTTAATGGAAGCCAATAATGCGGATGATATGGCAAATAACGCATACGAATATAATGAGCATTCCGAATCAAATGGTTCACTTATGAGATGTATTCCGATAGCTGCTTTCTGTATTAACAAATCAATTAAGACTATTATTGAAGTAGCATCTGTTGACGCATCTCTTACACATTATTCTGAAATAGTTCAGCTTATAACAGGCATTTATTGTTGTGTTATATCTAAAATATTAGCAAAGAGATTAACAGAACCAAACCAATATATTGATGTACATAATTATATTGAGATGATTAAAGATATTATTAAAAGTGATACTAATAATCAAATCCTTTTAGTATGGTTA